ATATCAGCAGCATTGGCGGGAGAAAGGAGAGGAACTTACGAGACGTGATTCCAGAGCAGCTGGGCTTATTCAACTGGGAACCAGAGGAGGGTTGTGAGTCTGGGTATTGCATGACGTGATGGAAGAGGCATTGGAACTTATCTATCGCGGTCAATGCAACGTGGCGGTGAAAGCAAAAGAAGTAGGCGTCTCAACAGAGGAGCTGAAACGCCTGTTTCGGGTCTATGCGATGCAGCGTCCTATGGATGAGGATGTTTGGCGCGGAGACGTGGAACTAGGTTGGCCTTGGATTTGATCTGACAGCTACCAGCTCCCAAGGTGCAGCTGGATCGTGGAGTCCTTGGATCCATTCGATCACCGTTAGCTTGCTGCGTGCGTCTTCTTCACTGGAAGCCTCAATGGCATTTTCCATGTGATAGTAGGAAGAATAAAAAACGTAGAAAGCCATCAAGTGCATTCCTCCATGGCTCTACGTTCGTAGTAGCGCTTTAAGCGCAGGCAATCATTGGCACGGACGAAGTTGCCTTGTTGTTCAAACAAGACAGCCCGAGCTGCTTCATAGCGGATAGCAGTTGGGAGAAGGTCTGTTGGAACGCGGGAACCTTCAGGGGAGTAACGGTTGCCGTTGAGTTTGGTGCTCATGAGTGCATCTCCCTCTTTTGTTTGAAAGCGGCAGTGTGCATTTCATCCAGGGTGACTGGAGGTTCACCACCAGTGTCATCCCAAAGGTATTGGGGCGTTGGATCGAAGTCCAGTTCATTTTCGAGCTGGGGAATGATCTCGTCTTCTAGAAGAGACCGCATTGAATGTGTCAGGTGTTCATCCATTTGATGACGCTTGCTTTCACGTTCAATGACAGCTTTGAGATCCTTGAGGATCAATTTGACTTGTTTAAATTCGTTCACCATTGGACCTCTTCAATGAGCTGGTTAAGGGTTTTCAGAGAGTTAAGGCTGTCCAAGTGCATCCGAGGAACATATAACGCTTGTGAAAGTTCGTGAGCCTCAGAGTTCTCAACGATGTTCTGAATTTCGTTTTTAATTTGTTTGAAGCAGAACTCAATGCGTTCCGCAGGATGATCTTCAAGGTGTTTAGAGCCTTTAGAGCGTGCGCCCATGAGGCAATTCAGGAGTTGATTGATGGAGCGGTCAGCTTTTTGACGGTTGATCATTGGTGTTGAAGAGATTCGATGAGGGTGGTTAGGTCTGGATCGGAGTAGTCGTACTGAACAGGCATGAAGAATTCAGACTCCTTACCGTTGAGGGTCACGCCGTCCTTGTGGGTGAGCCCAATGCAGTTTCCATCAGGCGTATAGACAATGTTGAAGCCACCGCGTTCGTGGTATTTGACGACGTAAGCAGTGGTTGACCAGCAGACGGTTTGGCCGTTGAGAACGGCTGCTTTGATGGTTTCTAGGTTCATTTGAGACCTCGATTCATTTCAGCAATGGAGGGGATGGAGCGTTCAAGCTCGTTCTGTTCTTCAAGCCATTCGAGCATTTCAATTTCCTCATCTGAAGGTGGCCAAGGGTCCTTGTATTCAGAAGGGAGAAGATCGTCGATGTCGTCGTAGCGGATGATGGTCATTTTTTTGTAGTGAAGGAATACTTGTCCACCATGCGGTGGCAGTTTTGGCATGTCACAGCCCACCAGGAGAAGTGATAGACACGCTTCTCATGACCGCAGTGTGGACATTTGATAAGCCTGCCAGTGGAGTTGGCACGGGTGTACCGAGTGACAGGTTGCCAATCAGATGTTGTTGGAGCGGTGGAGCTGATGAGGCGATTGGGGAAGTAAGTCACGATGCACAGTCCTTGCAGATGGCAACTTTTTTGGTCAAGCGGAAAGGAACCCAATCCTTCCCACCATTGAACGATTGCCCCTGGGGATCAGAAGCAATGGTGATGGAGCGGGAAGCGTAGAGGCTCCCTTTGTTGACTTCAGCGCCACAGTTGTGGCAGACGCGATGTTCGCGTGAGCGCTTGAGTTTCATTGGTGCGGTGATGTGAGACAAAGGTCTCAATAGGTTTGAGACTGGTTACCGCCCATGCGATAAAGACGCTCAAAGGCTCTAGACAGCTGCATTAGCTCTGGCACGTTGTGTTGTGCCGATGCTTCCATCCAGGCTTGTTCAAGGTCACAGAGCATGGCGTTACGGCGTTCTGCCATTGGTGCTGGTTCGGTGTCAGCATCCAGCTCAATGGTTTCAGCATCCATTTCAGCGCTAGCTGTTTCAACGTCACGAAAGCTTGTGGCGCGGCTGATGCCAAACAAACGTTGCAAGCGAAGGGCAACGGCTGCCGGTTGGTAACCAAGGCTTAGAAGTCGCACGGCTTCTCCGACGTGTTTTTTCCGTGTTTCACTGGAGCGTTTCAAGCCTGAGCCTCCAGGATGCGAGGCGAGAACAAGTGAACAAAGCGGGCCAATGTGTCGGCGTCTTGCTTGCTCAGATAATCCGCCATTGCCTCGAGCAGAGTGTCATTGGCGATCATCACGGTCGCAACGTTTAAGCCGTCTTCAAAGGTGACGGAGCCGGTTCTGAATTTTGCTGTTGAGCCGTTCTTAAAGAAGAACGTGCTACTAACGGTTGAGTCCATTGATAGATTGATGTTTGGAGCGGAGCAGGGTTGATTCCCCTGACTCTTGTCTTACAATACAGACCATTCACGGAAACTGCAAGCGATTCATTCATGACCAGCCAGGTGCCCTCAAAAGTGATTCATATCTGCCCTGACGAGCTTGATCTGCTTATCCTTGCCGTTAGAACCCTTAAGCCCACCACTGAGGGCCGTAAACATGGTGGCCGCTTGAACTGGCTCGATTCAAAGCTCTGCAGCTGTAAAGGTGAAACCTGCCAAATTTGGCCGACAGCATAAAAAAAGCCCCATAACGGGGCTTAGTTAAATAGGTCATTCATGGCGCAATCATTGATCAGCGCCACCAGTTCAGACTCCTGGCTCTCCAGTTCTGCAATGCCCCGGTCGATCCGGTCAATCTCAGAATCTGAGGCAATGCATTTAGGAGATTCAGCAAACGTTTTAAGGCGTTTCATGCTTTGGAGCGTCTTTCTGGCCTGAATCAGGCTGTCGAGATGCTCCCTAGCCTCTCCAAGGTCTGAAAAATGCAATTCTGCCCACTGGCAGTCTGCGGCTGTGAATTCGTGCGTTGACATAAAAAAAAGACCGCCAAGCTAGTGGCGGTCGGTAAGGTTCCAGACGCCGCAGTCCGGAGGATGGTTGATCTCCTCCAAACGTTGACGCCGTTTTAGCCTCGCTTCTTTAAGTTGGTCTGCTGCGATATCCGCAACAACCCTCTTTAAAAGCGCTTCGGTGTCTGAATCACTGGCAGCAATCCAGGCACCGACAGATTTAAACTGTTCCATGGCTCAGCTGTTGATTGGCGCGGGACTTGCGGGAGCCGTGGGCTAAAAAGGCAATAATGACCTTTGAGCCACGCTTATGGCAAAGCATGCAACGGTTGCAGTCAGTGTCCCGCAGTTGAGCGGGGCAGACCTTAACCAAGTTGCGGTCTGGCGTTCTCCACACCGTCCGGCTCTCCTCACTGCTAACAGCAAGAACAGCCGGAAGGCCGGAAGCTATCGCGCGGTCTGCTGATTCTTCGGTCTCAGTTGAAACGTTGATCCGCAGTCCCTCGCGATTGGCACGCCGTAAAAGCTTGCCATTGTCTCCCATGGTGTGGTCGTGGTGCGTATAAGTCCAAGCCTGCAGCCTGCGGCTTTTAATGACAGACAAGAGCCCGTCAATAAAAGCACGAGACAGCCGACCGGATGCACTGGCCACAAGGTCACCCGCTTGATTCAACCTAAGAGGTGAACCCAGCGGCAGACTTGCCAGATCGTCCAAATGTTCCCGCCATTGTTTGGAGCGGGAGCCGTTAGACACAGCTGACCAGTGGAGCGCCAAACGACCCGAAGCCGCATAACAGACCTCACGCATCCCGCAGGATGCAGAGCAGCTGTTCTTGCTGGTGGTAGTCACAGCAATGGGCCCCGTCTTCTTATTAGACGAGACCCGAGACAGATGGAAAAAAGTCTTAGCTAGTGACATGTCAGTGCACCACGCGGATGTACGACTGAGTTCCGCTATGGGTGAAACTTTGCTGTAGTGATTCAGCAGCTTGTTGAGCCAGGCAATAGCCGAACAAACCGGCAACCGCGTAACAGCAGATAAGCGTTTTCATGATGAGTTGATCGGGTGAATTGATAAACCAAACGAGCAACGCCAGGCAGGTCAGAGGCCCGTCTGAGGTTGGCTCGTTTGTATTGAGTGAGAGCAGCCCGGCAACGTGCAAACCGTTGAGACCTGCTGTTGCTGCCTGCAGCTTGCAGCCCGTGGGCTGCGCTGTTGGTGCGGATCTGCTCCCTATTCGGTTTTCTAGGTTCTGGACTGGCAGAGCGGGAGATTTTCCCTTGCTCTTGTGTAAGAGTCTAGTCGATCAGGGAGCAGATCTGTAGTGTCAGACGTTAAGAGATATGAAAATCTAGCCAGCTTGCCAATTGGCACAGACTGGCAAAATCTCAGTTTTTTGCAGTTTTTCCCGCGTTTTCCGGTTTTCCGCTGGCCTGCCTGCCAGCTGTGGGGGTAGTGTTGCAATAGTGCGTATGTACTGCAGATACCCCCACTACTTAAACATATATCTGCTCAACAGCATTCGTGTAATAAAAAAGCCCCCTAGGTGGGGGCAGGGGTCAAATTTTCAAAGCGTCGGATCAGTCGTCCTTATTTTCAATCGAGATCTTGAGTTCAGGGGCTTGAACATTGACGGTTTCAACAGACTCGCCAATGACACGTCCAATGGAGTCGAGCACTTGGCTGGCGGTTTGCAGCTGTCCCTTCTTCAGGGCTTGATGGAACAGTTTGGTACGCATGTGCTGAAGACGCGCCAACATGTTCTCGCGGTCAGCTTGCCAGTCTTCATCAACGAGCTTTTTAACTTCTGACCAATCGCGCCAAGCAGTCTGAATAGAGATCTGTTCTTTCTCTTTGTGGTCGTAAACGAGTGCCCGTGCGGACAGTCCATCAAGCTGCCGACGATAAAGCCGCCTGATGCGATCTTCCCTTGCTTGTGTGGTGCGATCCGTTAGAGGTTCAGGCATCAACCTATCGACCTTTTTTCAGATAATAACTGCCCGCAGTACGTTCTGGCACGCCTAGGAGGGGGGTAAGGGTTGAAAACCTGTGTAATGTAATAGGCATGAGCGTAAAAACAGAACCCATCAGCCTTCGATGGGCACAAGGTCAGGTTTATTCAAGCGAAAAGCGCTTTCGCGTCCTGGTTGCAGGTCGTCGATTCGGCAAATCGTACCTGTCATGTGTTGAATTGGTGCGTGGAGCGATTGAGAAACCTGGAGAGACATTTTTTTATTGTGCTCCGACGTATCGAATGGCGAAAGATATTGCGTGGAGAGCACTAAAAAAGCTAGTTCCAAAGGTCTGGATCAAGACTAAGAACGAGACGGACCTAAGGATCGAGTTAATTAACGGTTCAACGATCGAATTAAAGGGTACTGAGAACGCAATGGCGCTTAGGGGCCGAAGTTTGTCGGGCGTAGTGCTAGATGAGGCGGCATTTATGGATGCTGAGGTCTGGTTTGAGGTGATTCGCCCTGCTTTGGCGGATAAAGAGGGTTGGGCGTTGTTTATTTCAACGCCAGACGGTACAGCTAGCTGGTTTTATGACTTGTGGTGTTATGTCCCAGAGGACGAAACAGGAGATTGGCAGCGATGGTGCTACACAACGATTGAAGGAGGAAACGTCAGTGCCCATGAAGTCGAAGCAGCCCGCGCTCAACTTGATTCGCGCACGTTCCGCCAGGAATTCGAAGCGTCCTTCGAGAACCTGACTGGTTTGGTGGCCGTCAGCTTTTCGGACGACAACATTTCAGCGGATGCGAAGGATATTTCGATTCAACCGTTGCTGTTGGGCGTTGACTTCAACGTGGATCCAATGTCTGGCATCTGTGCGGTGAAGGATCAGGACACGTTGTATGTATTTGACGAGATCATGTTGACCGGCGGGGCCACGACTTGGGATTTTGCCGACGAAGTTACCCGTAGATATGGGGTGGATCGTCGAGTTATTGCTTGTCCTGACCCAACAGGCGGTGCAAGAAAGACAAGCGGTGTCGGCGTAACGGACCACGCAATCCTCAGACGCAGTGGCTTCACGGTTCAGAGCCCTAGATCACCGTGGAAGATCCGAGACAAGATCACAGCGGTCAACACTGGCCTAATGGATGCTTCTGGAGCGCGTCGGGTCAAGATCCATCCGAGGTGCAAGGAGCTAATTAAGTCGTTGCGGACTCTGACTTACGCCCCAGGCACTGGTTTGCCTAACAAAAATCTGGGAGTGGACCACGCCTTTGATGCTTTCGGGTATCTTGTGCTTCAGCAGTTCAACTTGGCCAAGCCTGAGGCCATGGGAACTACGTCATACCGCTTGTATTGAGGATGTTTCGTCCGCTCAACGCGCCTCTCTGTCCGAAGTGCGGGTCAGAGGAATCCAAGGTGATGGGGCGTTATACGTCACAGGACAACGATTGTGTGCGTGAGCGGCGTTGTTTGGAGTGTGATCATCGCTGGAAGACGCTGCAGTCGCCGGAAGAGGAGCTTCATCCATCAGTGCAGGTGCGATTTTTCCGTTGGAACTCGCCTAGCGGTAGAAAGCGGCGTGTGACGCTGGAATACGGGGCTAAAGCTGTTTAGGATGCGTCTACTGTTGTTTTATTGAGATGGCTGCCAAGAAAAGTGCTGCGATGAAGCGGTGTGAGGGCTATATGAAGGCTGTGCGTAAGAGCAAGAAGAAGACGGCTAGTAAGAAGAAAAAGTAAGCGTTAGACTGGGTGTACCCCATCACCTAGTTGTCATGCCTGGTCATTACGGAGCTGGCGGCAAGAAAAAGCCCAACGGCAAGAAAAAAGGCATGAAGAAAGGCAGTAAGAAGATGCGGTGTAGCTGTGGCAAGTGAAAACGTCCCAGTAAACAAGGCGCTTTATGCTCGCGTAAAGGCTGAAGCCAAGCGCAAGTTCG